GGTTTTCGTCAGTATATAGCCTTCTTCCACTACCCTTAGGTTTTTTACCAGTTCCTTTTTTTGGATCTGCCATTACTTTAGTGGTTTCTTTCCAAAAACATCGAACCCTTTTGGAACAATTATTTTTACATCAACTCTTATGTCTTTTTTATCATCAGCTTCAGCATAAGCTTCTTTTTGTGTTTTATAAACTTTACCTGTTTTCATATTTGTAATTGTTTCTTCAGACTCGCATTTAATTCTAGGTATTTTTTCACCATTAACAATAGCGAACTCACTCATGTTCTATCCTGTTCTAATATCGCAACAACACCAGTAATCATATTAGAGTGTGCGGCTGTAATATTTAATGAATCATTTTCTTCAAACACTTTAACACCAGTCAATAAATCTGATGTCTTACCAGTTGCCATGTTTCGTCTTGAAAAATTAAATGTAGATGATGCTGAATTATCCGTAATGCTAGCAGTTACAAGAACACTACCAGAACTAACATTTAAAACTTGAACACTTTTTATCATAGCCACATTTTCAGCAGGACAGGTATATACAGATACCGCATTTGTTGTGTTTAGATTAAATTGTCTGTTTACGAATTTATTAGCCATGACGACCTTGTCTGTTATATTTCTTATAATCTCTTTTTTCTGATTTTGAAAGTCTTTTTTTGTGTCTTCGTGGGCGTTTTCTAGGCTTTGGCCTTGGTACGAAGTTTACAAATTTTCTTTTAGCCATTAATCATTAAGGAAAAATGACACTGCTTCAACATCATCTTTAATATCCTGTGGGTAAGTTGTATTAAGTTTTTGAACAACATTATTAATATCTCTACCAAATTGATTTAAGTTTTCTGGATTGTATTGTGGTGTCGCTTGTGCAACAATTTGATTTACTTTAGCCATTATCTTTTTCCTTTCATATAAGCTTTACCAAAACCTCTCTTTGCTATACCACCTTTTTTCATTTTTTTTTGACTTGGTGTTGGCATTGTCTCAAGATCTAATTCCTTTGGGTTTAATTTATTAACTTCTTTTTCTAAATCTTTACCTTTATATTTACCTGTCTTAATAAAATTTAAAAAGTTTTTTACTTTTTTTGTACCTTTTTTTCTACCGTGTTTAAGAATTTGTTTTAATAAAAAATTAGCAGCCATTATCTTCTTCCTCCTACATGTATGTCAGCTCTAAAAGTTCCATATCTCCATGATTGACCTGTGCCTGTGTTTGCTATTTTAAAAGATGCAGCTCTGCCTCTTGTTCTTGTAAACACTTGCGTTGTTGATGAATTTACTGTGAACGGTCCAGTTATTAAAGGTCCACTAGAAGATGATGATCTTGAATTAGAAGGAAAGTCTCTTAATTGTATTGTTACCTCTGCATCTCCAGTTTGATTTTTAAAATCAGGTATAAATCTACTTATTCTTAACATAAATTCTCCATCACCAGCGATACCTCTTTGATCTAAATCAAAATCACCAGACACAATATTTGCAGGAATTGCCGTAGTACCTGCTGTTGTTATTTGATCTGTACCAACCTCGTGTGCATAGTATGTTGTAGCTCCTGCCGATACTCCACTTATAGAACCTTGTGTTGGTGTAGCTGACTGATTAAAAGCCGTAGCATAAGGTTTACCATAAACACCTTGATCAACCCAAGTTGTTCTTGGAAACAATGAATTATCATTTGTTGTCCAAACACCACCAGGTATGCCTTGACCGTCTCTTGTATTATAGGTTACAGATCTATCAATAAAGTTTGAAGTTGAAGATGGAAAAAACCAAGTAATCTCGTTAAATTTATCATTGACTCCAGCATGAACAATAAGTTCTGAATTATTATTTAAATTACCAAATACATCATCTTCGACTAAACAAGGTAATTTTTTTACAGCTGCACCATCAAAGTAAAAGAAACTATCTTCTGACATCCAATAAATAATACCATCAACTTCTATAGCTGCGTGTTGTCCAATCAATCCACAGTTAGTACCAACTTGTTCAAAGCCAAATGTAAAAGGTGGACCAATAAATCTCATCGTAAATAAGGCTGTGTCTGACCAAATATAATTACCATTTCTACCTCGTAGAGCACCAATAATTTTTGATCCATCAGCTAATCTTTGAGTACCAGCTGTGTTAGTAGCTGTTGGTGTATATGTATTTATATCCTCTTGATTAGAAAATCTAATAAACATATCATCTTGTGTATTAGGCGTTCCAATACTAGTTTCAGTCCCAAAGAAAACTAAGTGTCTATCTGGTGTAGATACTAATAAATCTCTTGATGCAGTAGGAGCTCCTGAAACTAAAGTAGCTCTCAAAGGTGTGCTTATTGCACCAGTAGCAGACGGATCCCACTCTACTGCCACACTATCAAATATTAAAGCAATAAGTTTTTGACCAAAGTTTGTAAGTCTCCACTGTCCAGGTTCAATATCTACTCCTAATCCACTAGCTTGACCCCATGGCACAAAATTAGTTGCATCTGTTACTAAAGACCCATCAGCATGTGTAGCATCAGTCGTGCCTTGTGCACCTCTTCCTAAAGTCTGTAAAACATTACCAGCTTTACTAGCATATGTAATCAATTCTGTGCCTATTAAAACAGTTCCTGAATTAGGAAAACTTGTAGCGTTTGTTAAAGTCACAGATGTAGTGTGACCCGCAGCTAAAACACCACCGTTATTCATTGTGGTTGTTGCTGGACTTAATGTTGTACCACTCCAATATCCTGTACCCCAACCAAAACCAGGGACTTGCGTTGAATTACCTACAACATAGTAAAAGTCCAAGGTCGCAGTTCCGGTTGTCGAAAATGCAGTTGATGCCCCCTCTGTTTTAGGCATTTGTATAGTAAAAGATGTTGTTGTAGGAGTTGTTTTAACTTCAAATGTAGCTGTAAAATCTGCTGCTGTAAAAGCTGATGTGCCAGGTATACCACTAACACCAGAGAATATTATTAAGTCTCCTACATTCAAATTAGTGCTTGATGGACAACTAACTGTTACTATGTTTGAACTATTTGTTGTAGTAAAAGCATTTGTTAATGACTGTTGTCTAGATGCCTCTAGTGGATGGATATCGTAAAAAGCACCCTCATAATAAATATATAATATCTTGTTAGTACCAATGGCTGCATATTTATTACCTTTCAAATCAAACCAGGTATGTTGATCTCTTGCAACTCCCACTAATGTATTAGATCCAAGTTGTTCCCATCCCCCTATTTTTTCAGGTAATCCGTATCTAAACCTAACATTTTCACCGTCAACCCATCTACCTTCAGCACCGGTTTCTGTTAATTGTTTATCAAATCCAGGTATTAATTGTACTTTCGCTAGAGCCATAAAGCTAATATACAGAAAAAATTATAATTTGTAACCCTTGAACCATGCAGGTAATCCTAATAAAGGTCTTTTATCAAGTGCGTTTTCTTTAGCGTTTTTAGACCCTGCCTTATTGTAATGTAAAAATACTTGACCACAGTCTTTACCAGTAAATTCTTCTCTCCAATGTTCTAAGTCACATCCAGAGTATATCAACATATCACCTGGATTAAGTTTTACTTCTATACCAGCTTGTCCTTGTTTACCAGTCGGGTCTAAATATATTGGCCAGTCATCACCACCTAAGTTTAACGTGGTAGATATTTCACAAGAATATCTATCTTTGTGTCTAGCTAGTACATCTCCTTTTTTATATATTCTAGCGTAAGAGTATGTCTCAGATAATTTTAATCCTGTATGTTTTTCCATAACAGGTTTTACTTGTTGCAATAAAGTTTCCATGGCCATGTCACCGTAATGTGAGTATGTGTTTGGAACTTGTTCATCATTCCATACACCCCAATACTCTGTAAATGGAGATATGTATCTGGTATCAAATAATACTCTTGCTACGTTTCTTTTATTTTTAAAATAATTATATATAAAATTTGCTAGCTCTTTTGATATTGCTTTTTTTAAAACACTATATTTATTTTTCTTGAACGACATTTAAAACTCCTTTTGGTATCGCTTGGCAGTTCCAATGTATAAACCTAAAAGGTTCATAACCCATATCAACAATATATTGATGTGGCATATACGATGGAAAGAATATCATTCTACCTGGTTGAACTTTATAATGAATTTGTGAACTTGCATATGTGACTTTTGATTTATCTTTTTCTGGTAAAAGATTCATAATGTTACCTGGTCTAGGATCTTCAAACACGGGCAAGGATGTTGCCTCACTTGCTTTTAAAAAATAAAAACCAGACATGTGTCCGTTCCAATGTGTATGTAAAGTGTGATGCCCACCACCTTTATTAGCAAACTCTTGAACCCACAATTCTGTTGTAAATACTTGATAATTAGTTAAATCAAAACCCATTTCTAATAATAAGTTATGTGATGTTGCTCCTATATAATCTTGTAATTCTTTAAATTTAGGATCACCAATTAATGAAGTTGAATGAAACACGTGACCCATATCACCTTTATTACCAAACTTTTTATTTCTTTTGTCTATATCTTTTTTTAAATTTTTTTGAGATTCCTTTATATA